CCAGGACATTCACGGCCAGCAACATCGAAGTCGATCACATTATTGGGCTAGCTCAAGGCGGCCAAGACATCGAGGAGAACCTCCAGCCGATGTGTAAATCCTGCCACTACGTAAAGAGCAACAAAGCCCGCAAATAGGACCTCAATGACCCCCTAGGGGGTAGGCGGGGAAAAAGTTCAGCTAAAGGCATTCTGTCAACCGTGCCATAGAGGCGAGAAATTTCGCCCCTAGTCGTGGCCTCGATTGTGAATGCGGTTCGAACCGACCGGTTCCGAACCATCAACTGGGAGAAGTCATGACGCTCACACCTTTTTTTAAGAACGACACGTCAACGATCTACAACTGCGACGCCTTCGATCTGCTTCCCACTTTGAACGGTGTGGACGCAATAATCACCGACCCTCCGTACAGCTCAGGCGGTACCTATAAAGGCGGCCGGTCTGGCACAGTGAAATCCAAATACGTGTCAACCACCACGATGGCAGAGCGCCCAGAATTCACTGGAGACAATCGTGACCAGCGCAGCTTCACACTCTGGTCGAACTGGTGGATGCGTGAAGCCTTCAACGCCATCAGAGACAAGGGCCACATCCTTGTCTTCACCGACTGGCGCCAACTCCCAACAATCACCGACGCCATCCAAGTCGCCGGATTCTTATGGCAGGGCATTCAGGTCTGGCACAAAACAACCAGCCGACCACGTCCCAACGCCTTCAAAGCAGACAGCGAGTTCATCGTCTGGGCCACTAAAGGCCCCATAGATCGAGAGTTCGAGAATGCGGTCTATTTGCCTGGCGTTATGAAATGCGCACCACCGCCGAACCGAACCCACACAACCCAGAAACCTGTCGAGGTTCTGGAGTGGCTGGCATCAATAATGCCTAGCGGTTCGACTATCTGCGATCCGTTCATGGGCTCAGGCTCGACACTCGTCGCAGCCAGAAACCTCGGGCACCACGTAATCGGTGCCGACCTCAGTGAGACCTTCTGCGATCACGCAGCGGGATGGCTCACCGACACAGATCTCGCCGCTTAAAGAAACGGCACGCCTCCAAGGAGGCCTAAATGACTCGACCAAAAGCACAAGCAATACGACAGGGACATGGCAGCACTGTCCCCAAATTCAGGCCTAACGCTGAGGCAACTATTGCCCCAGATGCTCCGAACACTCTCGACGCCTACGGCACACGCCTCTGGTACGAGTTGTGGCACGCAGGTCGCAGCGCCTATCAAACAGGCACCGACTTCCTCGTGATCGAAAGATACTGTCAGCTCCAATCTCGACGCCGTTCATTTCTGGCAGTGCTCGAAGAAGAAGGCTGGACAGTTCCAGGTTCGACAGGGCTCTCTATGGTGTCCCACCCATGTGCGAAACTAGTCGACTCGATCGAGTCAAAACTGGTCGCACTAGAGGATCGCCTAGGTCTTAACCCAAGCGCGAGGTACTCCTTAGGGATCAGTGCGGCCGAACACACCAGCAAACTCTCGGCCTTTCTTGAACGTCAAGGAGGCAACTGACGCCAAGGAGGCATAGATGACATTCGGACCAAACGGATCGGCAATATTTAACAGGACCTACAGCAGACCAAAAGGCGACCGATCTGAAACCTGGGAAGAATGCGTCCACCGAGTCGTCGAGGGCAACCTCGGACTCATTGATGACGAGCAGCTCGAAGGACTCGAAGCTTCTCAACTAGCTCACGCCATCCACTCCATGGCACTGCTACCAGCAGGCCGTCACCTCTACAGCTCAGGAGTGCCAGGTCGCCAATTCCTCATGAACTGCCACCGAGCAGGATGGGGCCACTCCTTAGAATCTCATTTCTGTTTTACCTTCGAGGCTCTTCTCACGGGTGGCGGGGTAGGCGCAAATTTCTCGAACGAGTACCTGGAACAAGTAGCCATGCCAACAGGCAAGGTCGTCTTGGCGGTTGCGTGTTCTGACGAACACCCCGACAGGGATGAGTTCGCCCAGCATCTGGTCCCCTCCCTGCCAGGTGCTGCGGTCTATAAAGTGCCCGACTCCCGTGAAGGATGGGTCGATGCACTTCGCCAAATAATGAACCTTGCAGAACAAGGCGGCGGCCAGCTCACTATCGACGTTTCCGATGTGAGACCACGAGGCTCAATGATCGCCACGTTCGGAGGAACAGCAAGCGGTCCCGGTCCACTCTGTGACCTACTTATCAGAGCGACCAACATCCTCAACACTTGCATCGGTCGAACCATGACCAGCCTCGAAGCCATGTCGATCGACCACGCCATTGCGAGCTGCGTCGTCGCTGGGAACGTGAGAAGATCGGCAAAAATGTCGATCAAGTCAGCCCGAGACTCCGACATCCTTGATTTCATAACGTGCAAACTCGATGACCCAAACGCACATTGGTCCACCAACATAAGCGTCGAGATCGACGACCTATTTCTTCACCAGCTCCAAGTCGGAACACCTCAAGCCACCGCAGTGTTCAGCGCTATCGTGTCGAGCCAGATCGCTAACGGAGAACCCGGTTTCTACAACTCTTACCTCGCTGGACTCGATGAGCCTGGCGATGTGCGAGCCACTAACCCCTGTGGCGAGCAGCCACTCGAAGCCTGGGAGGCCTGCTGTCTAGGTCACGTAAACCTCGCAGCGTTCGGCACTGACCTCGATGGAGCTATCGAAGCCGCCCGGCTCATGACTCGATTCTTGATTAGGGCCACGAACGCAGACATGCCAGACGAGAAACAACGGGCCATTGTTGCCCACAACCGGCGCATCGGTGTCGGACTCCTCGGCGTTCAAGAGTGGGCAGCCGCTCATGGAGTTAAGTGGTCCGAAATTCCCGATAGCGACGAGCTGAAACACTTCATCAGCGAAATGGTTCAGGCCGTGGAGCATGAAGCCGACTACTACAGCGACCAGCTCGGAGTTCCTCGCCCAATTAAGACCAGGACGATAGCCCCGACTGGAACCGTGGCAAAGCTCGCCGGAGTTAGCGAAGGCATCCATCCGATCTATGCCAGGCATTACCTTCAGCGTGTCCGCTACGCATCCAACGACTCGAACCTCCAAGAACATCGAGACAAGGGGCGGCTCATCGAACCGTGCCTCTACACCGAGAACACTGCGGTCGTCACAATCCCGACTCGCAACACAATCCTCGACAAGTTCGACGGCTCACTCATCGAGAGCGTCGACGAGATCGAACTCGATACCCTCTTCGAAGTCCAGGCCTGGTTTCAAAAGCACTGGAGCGACAACGCCGTCAGCTTCACCGCCAACGTGTCCCCAGATATCAAACACCAAGAACTCGCCACTGCCCTCAAACGGTGGCTACCACATCTAAAAGGGACGACAGTCTTCCCAGATCTCAGCCGACCACAATCTCCGTTTCAACGAATTCCCGACGACATCTATCGAGGAATGGGCGGAGTAATCGAAACCGGTCAAGCCATCGACGACTGCCAAGGGGCATGCCCCGTGAGGTAAATCATGAACACCCAGGGAGACACCGTTATCGACTTTCTTGAAACGTTTTTAACCCTGGGCGGTTCGTTCTACGGCGAACCCTTCGAGCTTCTGGACTTTCAGAAAGACATTATTCGGGACATCTACAAAACAGACGAGAACGGGAAGCGGCTCCACAAGACGTACCTCCTAGGGCTACCTCGCAAAAATGCGAAGACGACCCTGGCCGCAGCTCTCGGTGTCTACCACCTAATAGCTGATGGAGCTGACAAGTCCCCGAGCGCTATCGCAGCCGCCGGAGACAGACAACAAGCCCGTCTCGTATTCGATGAAGTTCGCCGAATGATAACAATGAGCCCCGACCTGGCAGAAGTGTGCGAAGTCTTTCGCTCAGAGATCCGCTGTTCGCTCAATAACGGAACGTTCAAGGTCGTCAGTGCTGAGGCAGGCCTCCAGCATGGGAGCAACCCAAGTTTTACATGCATTGATGAGTACCACATTCACAAGTCCAAGGAACTGTTTGATGCCTTAACCCTGGGTTCAGCAACACGAAACCAGCCCCTCACATTAGTGATATCAACCGCAGGCCACGATCTAGAATCTCCGCTCGGAGAGCTTTACCGCTACGGCCGCAAAATCGAATCGGGCGAAGTTATAGATCCGAGCTTCGGCTTCACTTGGCACGGACCAGGCGACAACGAAGAATATGACAACGCTGACCCCAAAGTCTGGGCGAAATTTAACCCGGCGTTCGAGCACTTCATGAACCCCGAAGAAATGCAATCGGCACACCTTCGAACTCATGAGGCGGCGTTCACCAGGTACCGGCTAAATGGATGGACGAACTCGGAGACCAAATGGCTACCAGCGGGAACATTCGAGAATCTAGCCACCGACCGCAAACTCGAAGAGGGCGAACGCATTGTGCTCGGCATGGATATGGCCTGGCAGTCAGACAGCTCCGCAATCGTGGCATGTTCGGTCGACGACCCGCGACATTTGGAACTGGTTGGCTTATGGGAGAAACCTGAGGGCCAAACCTCAATGGCGTGGCGCACCCCGATCAGCGACGTCATGGCCACCATTTACGAACT